ATTGGTCTCAGGATCACCCAAGGCCGTTTCTGATAATCTTTGCCCGGCACCATAAAATGATGCCTCTACAGCCGATCCAGCGGCCCTTGGAATGGCCTTAAGGGCAATCTGCTTGCCAAGGGTCTTTTCACCTTCTGACAAGGCTGTTTTCGCCAAAGCGCTGGCCAATCTTTTTTCAACCGCAGATCCAGCTCTTGCGGCGGCTAGGACTCCTTTTCCGCCAACTTGTGCACCTTTGGCTAGAGCGATCGTTCCGCCACTCAAAAGTAACGGGACCGCTATGCCACCAATTTCACCGAACCCGGTACCTAACTTATTTCGTTCTTTTATCTCTCTGACAAGTTCCTCATATCCAAGACCTCGTGCTGCAACATCTGATAGACCAAAACTAAGACTGCGGGCTAGGCCGAGAACTGCCGCTGTTTTTTCCCTGTCTCCGTATTCATTTTCAAGTGCTACATTTTTTATCTGATCTGGTGTTGCTAATACCCCGCCATGAGATAAAACGCTTTGCACATCGCTTTCAGGAACAGCTAAAACATTTTTTGTTTCAGGATCAAAAATAGCTACTTCGCCAGGCTGAAGTCCGGCAGTAGATGCCGTAAGCTTTTGATCTGAAAACTTATCTGCCATTATTACTCGCCTGGTCCTAGAACACGTGAATTTGATTTATTAAGAATAAAATCTGTAGCGGATTCTGATGGCCCTAAATTTCCGGTATTGTACCCAGCTCCCTGAAGTGCACCTATTGATTTTTTCTTTTTGATCAACAATTTTCTTTTTAGAGCTTCGATTTTGTTTTTGGCTCTCTCCTCGCTGTCTCCCGCTGTTGGAAGCATTGCTAAATAACGCGGATAATCTTTATCTGTTAGTTTTCCACCCTCTAAAGCTGTCCCAATCATTTGAGCTGCTTGTCTTGCCTCATCTCGATATTGCCGCGCCGATGAAACATTCCCTGGCGCATATTGGGTAAGGCCACTTAATAAACCAACCTTGGCCTCGGTTTTATATTTTTCATCTCCAAAATAGCTCCGTTCCAAATCCTCTAAAATAGAAATGGAGGCATTCACATCACCAATTCTTGCAGCTTCCCCGGAAGGAACAATTTTACCGGCCGATAGTTCTTTGGCTTTTATGGCGAGCTCTTGGGCTTTATAAAGATTAGCCAGGTGATTAGCGGATAAAATCTCCTGACGGTCTTGCTGTTCAATTGCAATGCGACCCAAAAGCTGTTGAGTATTGGCGCGCACCTGCGGGGATTTGAATTTCATATCCGTTGCCAAGAGCTGATTGCGCACGTCTTCCATCATGAAGAGTTTTGTTGCTTGTTCTGCCGCTCGCTCATCGCCGAACTGTTGATTCATAATGCCATACAATGTCAACTTGTCGGACGCCTGCCCGCGTTTCTGATCGAACTGGAATTTCTGCAATGCGATATCGCGATCGACTGCTTGATTGATAATACCCAGCGCACGGTCAAAATTGTCCGTCCGCCCCCGCCCGGCGAAAACCGCCCCAGCATCGGCCAACCCGGATAGTGCCAAGCCAATGGCGGTAGAAACTTTCTGGCCCGTTGAACGCGTTGCATAGTACCGATTCGGATCAATCCGAGTGTTCCGAATGTCATCCGAAAGCGCTTTATATTCATTCTGCATCTCCTTTAATTTCTGGAGACGGTCTCTTTCTCTTTCTTCATTTTGAAGCTGTTGCTCTTGTGCACGTTTACTAAACTCTTCCAAAACATTGGCTTTCGTATCAGCGGCCGCAGCTTCCAATTCTCCGGCGCGCCGCAATCCCTCTTTTATTTGTGAAAATCCTCCAGCAATACTCCTTGGATCTACGCCATAGGATGCCTCGGGTTGTGGTTGAAGAGTTGGCGTTTGTTCTGGAATTTCTGGTTGCGGCTCTGAAAAAGCATTCCTCAACGTTTGCGCTGTTCTATTAAAACTGGCATTCGGATTAAAAGAATCTCTCTCTTCTGCCGTTAATGGCTGAATGCGAGGCGGTTGATCAGAAATTGGTTGGCTGTAAACTGGAAGATTCTGAAACTTGGCAAGTGCTGACTGTGAAATTCCAGCAACAGGGATTCTCGATATCACCATCCCATTTGAATCGATTACCTCCATTGAATTACTAGCCGGATTAAAACGCTGAGAAATACCAGCCATATTATTAACCTCCTATTCCGCCAACTTCTCCGAAACCAGTAGGAGAACCTGGACCCTGTATAGGACCAGTCCCACCGCCTCCACCACCGCCGCCAACAATTGCCGCCCCAATCGCTCCGACAACCGTAGCACCGGCTCCGATCCAAGCGTTTTGCTGAGCCTGCTTATTGGCTTCCGCAGCTATGGCATATTGCGCTTGAATGGCCTGGGCTGCTTGATATTGATTTGCAAGTAACGATTCCAAAGCCTGATTGGCAGCGGCCTGCGCGGCATTAAGATTTAAGCCAGTACTCAGATAATAAGTGACCATCTTCTGTTTGAAGTCTTCCGTTGCCAAGTCTTGCTGCCGAAGGGTCTCAAGAGCCGAACCATATTGCGAAAGCTCCTGAGTCTTCAGGGTAGCCGCAGCGTTGGCAGCTTCACGGTTTTGCTGGGCAGTTTGCTGGCCTATCAAATAGTTGGTTAATCCGGCGTCCTGATTACCAGCCGTGGCTTGCAGGGCAAGATTTTGAAGGGTGTTTCGATCAACAGCTGTTCTCAACAATCTCTCTGACGCAGAAGGCTGGCCTTCAATGGCTCCAGCCCGTAGGGCGTTAATGTATTCCATTTGCATTGGGCGAGTTGGGGAAATGTCTTCAAGACTTCTCCCAGCCCAATAATCATGTGTTCTATAAAGAAGGTCTCTATTTTTGAGAAAATCCGGGATATTGAAGGCAATATTTTGAGACGGTAACGCTGCCGGGCTCCCATATGGGAGATTTTTTAACATCTTCAGATTGTTTTTATGGATTCTTTTTGCGGCCTTACCTTCGGGGGTATTTGGAAAATCTCCTCCCCCTCCCCCGCCGCCGCCACCTCCTCCAAAATTCCCACCACCAAAATTATTACCGTACATCGGTTGTTCGATAATTGGTTGTCCGGTATCTATATCAAAGATTTGCGGGATATTTCCGCCACCACCACCTTGAGTATTGTATGGCATATATTTTAAACCGTCTTTCCTGCCTTTAATCGTTTAATTCCACCCTTTAGCCCGATGACCAAGGCAAGATCACTCAAGCTAAAACTTTCTTCAAAGGTATCTCCCATAATATCCTGAATGGTAAACTGTATGGACTCACATTTTTGACGAGGCATGCGTCCTCTGAATTGATATACATTATCGGCACTCCCTCCGTAAGTACTATCAAACCCGTAAGGTGTTCCAGATCCGTAAACTGTTGTGTTAATCACCCCTACTGGATTCCATAATCTCGAAAATGATACGACTTGCTCATAGTCATAGGCAATATCGACCTGAATTTTATGATCTGAAAGAAATTCCCCTAGAATACTTGCCCAATAAACTCTCTGAAATCCTTGGATTGAATTGACTTTTAACCATGCCGTTTTAAGACGCATCGTTATTTTGGCACCGTCATCCGTAAATGGGCTAGGGACCTCTTTTTTGACTGTACCATCGGCGGTCATGAAATAATAGATGCCATTGTGGACAACAGCGTCAACGGCCGTATAATTCGTGAAAACTGACCACTCATTGAAATAGTAATCCCAGACGAGGCACACAGAGTTTGAGGTTGTAAACCGTATTTGATTCACACCTTCCACCAAGACGGCAGATGTAATCTCCAAAGAATTATAAGCCTCAACTGGCGCGCCAATGTAAGAAACCCTTAGAGACCGGTCGAGCAAATAAATTCCCTTGTCACTTTTAAAAACAAGCCCTCCATCATAAGAAACGACTGAGTTAACCTGTATATTCCCAACGTCAGCCGTTATCAGAAAATCATTGGAAAGATCATTCTCGCCACCTGAATCATTGGGGCCTCTCCCAGAAATGGCGCGGATTCGTGTACGTTTGAAAATAATTAGATTGTTATCGAGGCTTGCCAGATTGGTTAAACCGCCGCCTTCTGGATCGATCTTTCTTTTAAAGAAAGAACTAAATCCAGCCCCTTCGAGATAGGTATGGGTCTTTGAATAGGAAACTGTATTCTCTTCGTCAGTGATTAACCATAATCGATTATTATGAACAGTTGCAATTTTACATGACGGCGGCGCAATATTCGGAAGTTTCCCGCCATTGGTATAGAGAATTTCACCGGCAATAATACCTGCATCATTTACCGAATCGGTGTAAACCACGAAATCCGTTGTAGTATCGTTGAACTTTGGGGATGTAACACTCGTTCGACGATAGAAAATAAGCTGAGCGTTTTCCGTTCTGAATACATGAATGATGACGTTTACTTTCTCTGTTAAACGCAATGTCGGAATGACCAAAGTGACCTTTCCGTCGTTATTATTAAAACCAGCCAAAAGCGCAGTAACCGGAGTTGAAGGTGCACTTCGATGAATCTGTCCTTTAGAATCGGTCCATTGATAGATAACTGAATATTGATACTCACCATTGGCAATCGATCCACCGCCAACATTCACATTGACGGCGTCCGTCGTGACACCATTGGCTGAATTTGAAACCGTCACTGTCGCGGTAGCTGAACTTGCAACAAAGTCGTCTAAAACTTCCAGGGAATTGGCGAGGGCCGTTGCAACTTGTGTGGCTGTGTTTCCAGTCGAAATACTCCATTTAATGCCGATAAAATCCGCAACCATTGGATCGGCGCCAGTAGAATCTTTATCGATCCAAACATAATACTGTCTTGCATCATTGGCAGAGTTTAAGAGAAAATATTCTCCGGCTGTTAATAAACTTGCTGCCGGGCAAACAATAGAAGTAGTTTCGGCCGCGCTTGCCGTTCCTTGAGTTGTGACCGAAATAGAGATCGGGCAGGTTCCCATATCCACATTGGCAGTGTCTGTGACAGAACCGTTAGCGGCATTAGTAATGACCAAGCCATTATTTGTACGCGTAGTTATAAATGGCGCACCACCGATGGCATCTAATGCGGTCTTTGTTTTCGTGGCTACAGAATCGGCGTTATCGGTTGATAAAATAGCGACTGCAACGGCCGTTCTCCCACCAACGGCAGGATCAACCCCTACACCATCTTTCGTATACCAAACATAGTAACCGGTAGTCGTTGAATTTAAGGTCCAATATTGACCGCCGGTTATTTTATCCCCATGTGGGAACACCATGTGCGATATTTCTGGCAATCCACCTGTTCCATCTTGCTTTTTTACAACATAAAAGCGGTTCACGTCAGCCAAGACGTTTTCAGGAAAGAGATGGAACCCGTGCTCAACGATATTTAATCCATCATAATCAAAGAGCATGCCACCGACGACATGAAGATTCTCTCCTAATTTCTTCCCTCTGAAAGCAGGATCGTCATCAAAGACTAAAGAGGTTTTATTGACCCCTTTCGTTGTAAAGGCGACATTATCCTCAACTTCAATTTTATTCTTAACACTTGTTGCAAAAAGGCATTCTGTAGTGCTCACCGCGGCACATGCTCCAAGTTTAGGCACGCCGATCAATCCTCCGGCGCGAAACATGAGCATTCGAGTAAAAATCTTTCCTGTATCTGTACAGGTGAAAAATGTTGCTTGCTGAATGCTATCATGGACAAAATTGACATAGGATTTTCCACCTACCGCGAAAGCCTTGGTTGCTAATCCAACAGATCGCTTAAATACTGCGGCACCCGTTAATGTCCCATTGGTTTGGATCGTAAAGTTTTTGACTAATGTTTTATGAGATTCGGTTGAATTTTGTTGTTCATAATAAAATTTTACGATTGCCGAGGTTGATTTTGATGCCGTAATATTTACGAAATTGTTTGTTGTGTCTGCATCTCCGGTCGCTGTTGCGAATAGAGAAACGAAATTGGCATCTCTTCCTACAACTCTAAGACCACTCGTATTATTGTGATAGCCAACGAAAATATAAAGATCATCAAGATTAAAAATAGTAAGACAGTTTTTAGCCCGCTCTGCAATCGTTATCTCAACGGGAGATCCCATAGGAGAATCAACGGCTGAGCTATTCATAAAGAAAATGTGAACCGTTGTGTCATTCTTGTGATAGGTCATGACCATTCGAGTGCCGAAATTAACCACATCAAACCAGCCTTCAGTCGTATGAAGATCGGTTTTTAAATTGGCTGGTGAAGAAAATGTTTGTGGCGCTCCTACGGATAACCTAACCCATGCTAAATTTCCGACATCTTTGTAAAAGATATAAAGAAACCCAGCGATTGCATGGCATTTAGGAAGTTCCGCGGTCGCAGAGATCAAAACATCACTTTGAATCTGAGCGCCGGTAGTTTCGTCCAAAACGCTTGCCCGTACTCCTCCGCGAGAATCTTTCCAAGCATAGAGTGTAATTCCAGAATTGTGGCATAGATCGACTTGCGTTTGCTGATAATTGTTCCTTAAAACGCCAGTTTGTTCAACGATGGCCGAAGTCAGATCCCCCTTATTGATCCACGATTGATTGGTATCTGAAAAAGAATAAAGTTTGTCATCGGCAAAGGCGATCAATTCATCATTGAAACTAGCAATACCGTCGCCATCCGTTAAATCTGGTGACGTTTGTCCAAGAATGTGTTTAGTTAAAGAAACCGTTCCGTTTCTTTTCTTAATCTTCCTGCCTTTAACGAATGTGCCATTCTCAAGCAAAAGCAATTTCCCAGGCATGACCAACTTCTCATCGGTCTTGGTATCCATACCTTTATCGAAAGGAATGCTTATTGTTTGTTTTAGAAGAGGCATCTGTTATCCTTAAGAAATAACGAACCAATTAGTTCCGTCACAGAAAAAAGTGGCTGACTGCAAGGAAGTTGACATAACATAGCTCGCTGCTGCCTCATCAATATTTTCTGATCCAGCCCGAACTATCGTTATATTATTTGAAGCACTCCCAGAACTTCTTTTAACGGTGAATTTAAATCCATGCTGAGCAATTGGAAGCTGGATATTATAGGTCGTCGCGTCCAAAGCTTTGATATAAATTTGATCGTGATGGGCGTTGATATTACTGACACCGGATACCATGGCTGTTCGTCTGTTAAAAGATTCATGGACACGATCACCAACGAATACCCATGATGGAGAACTCGCCCAAGTTCCAGGAGTAGAGGCGGCAATAAAACACGCACCGATCATTCTGCAAGGCACATTTGATCTTTGTGTTGCTGAGTAAATTCTCCCAGCATCGTCAGAAGCCGTGTCCAGAAGAGTTGTAGAAACGGTTCCGGCGGTCACATTTTCCGCAGCCCAGAGAGCTGAAGCAGAAACCGCCAATTCAACCGTTCCAGCGTTATCTATAGCATAAAGATACACAAAGTCGTCATACGCGCTGCTGAATCCAAGAGTAGCCCCAGAAGGAATCGTGATCGATAAAGCTGATTTTACATATCTAATATTTGTCTGTCCGTTTGTAAGCGTTGCATGTCTAAAAGGAATGCAAACCATGCCTTGTCCGGTTGTCGGATCTGAACCGTTTCTCTGTTTTAAAGCAAACGTAAGAGCATTGCTGCCGACCGTTGCAGTTAAACCAAGATTCTTGACTTCTGTTCCGCGTTGATAGTTTTCATTTCGATTAACGACAAACCAATTTGTTCCGTTCGAACTAATAATTAGAGAACCGAATGGAACGCTAAAAGTATAGTTAGCTGCAACCCCATCTATTTGTTCCGATCCAAATCTAGCGATAACAATTCCGTTAACATCTGCGCTTCCGGTTACATCTTTAATGATAAACAATCTTTTTGCTAAGGTAGGATCTGGCAAAGTAATTGTCCGAACCGCAGACGTATCGACATTGACGATGAAAGTATCATCCGTAGATGTAATGGTTAAATTGCCAGCAAGAGCGGTTGACGCGATCGCCGCTCGTCCACTCATATCAAGGCCTCTAAATAATATATTCCCCCTGTTTACACTTGATGCATTCTCATAGAACTCATATGTCGAAGTTGCTTCAACAAAGTTTAATGAGGCTGGATTTCCGCCGCCGTAGTCCCCCCCGATTCCATTTGAACCTGAAACATTTACAGCGCCGGCATTGGTCATCTTGACCGCTGTGCCGTTCCCATCGTTGTAATAAAGCTCTTTATTCACTTGATAAAGACGACCAACCAGTGACGCGCCCAACGTTGCAGATAAATTATCCAAGGCGAGTGCATGAATCTCAGTCAGATCAAAGCTATTCATCTCTAAATTTGCATTGATCAAAATGCCAGCCGTTGGGACCTTGCTGCCTTTTCCTGAAGTATGATCATGAGAATCGATAAGATTCTGAGCGGCGTTAAGCATGGTTGCCCAAAGAGGACCGGCTGTAACACTAACGACCGGCAGATCTAGATTCATTAACGGTGTGGTCATGTTTGCCCCCTAAAAAAGGTAAAGATTAACCGTAACGCTCCAATCGCAATCTAAAATGAGATTATTCTTAATACTGCGATTGGTTTCGGTAATCTCCCAGATATCCGATGACATTTCTTTTTTTCTCGTCACAATCCAATTAGCTTCCCGTCCCAAATTGTGGCGAATATAATTACTTTTTCCCGCTGTCAGTCTGACGTTTTCAAATAGTAGACCAGTTAAAAACTCGTTCCCTGTCAATCGACGAAAGGTTTCGTCAATATTTTCCTGAACTCGATTGATTCGATAATCTTGGGTTAGAATCTTTTTAAACCCGCTTATGGCCAGAGTAATTCTCCTTCGTTATTTCCATATATATCAATCGTCCTCCAACTTTCCCCCTGATCCCTGTTGGCTAATCCCTCTTGGACTCTTTTAATTGCTCTCATCTTTTCTGCCATTGCAAGAGAAGCGTCAGACTCTTCTTTATTTAGCATTTTAACAACACAATCCCAGATGATAAACTCTTCAAATCCGTTTATACCGTCAACTTTGTTAAAATTATCCTGTAGGTAATTAACACCTGTTCCGGATGAAGTGATGTCATAGTACGAATTTCGAAAAGCATTATCCAAAGTTTGTGCGATGCGGAACGTGTTTTTCGTAACTGGGATAACATAAACATCCACACCGGTTGGAAATGGTGAAGATCCCCCAACGTTCTGATTATTTATCGGATCTCCTAGAGAATATCCATGATTGGTTATGGTAATTGTGTCCGCTGACGTATCAACTGCCGATGGCAAGAAAGAATAAGAATACCCTTGCGGAACATCGACCGGTTGATCCATCGTAAGATCTTTTAATATCTTCGCCATTGGTGCGTACCACACACGCAAGACGCCAGATTGAACAGGTTTAGGAATGAGCCTCACTGCACTTCCCTGAATCATGTACTGGACATTGGTCATTGAAGTTGATGTTGAAAGTCCATTTCTTAAAAAACTTGACCTATTTCTCTCTTGAAAATTAAAGGCTCTTAAAGAAATCGGGTCTAAAGAAGTTGATGAATCCAGCCAATCAACTCCCAAAACTTTGTAAAAAGTGACTGGCAAATCAAATATTTCAGCGCCAGCCCAAGCTGTCGGAATTTGTACATCAAAATAAGCGATGAAATAAGTCTCGCACGATTGAACAATTAAGTCATAGAGTTCAGCATAAGCTGAATTGATGTATGATGTTAGTTCATCATCTGAGATATAATCCCCGGTTTCTTGGTCGGCCCTTTGGCGGGCCTGCGTTCTTAATTCAACTAGATTAAATGTTCTAGCCATTTTACAGCGCCCCCATTAAAAAACAGGGCCAGTTAAATCCCCTCTTGAAAGGAAAAAAAGGAAATACTCACCAGCCCTGCCTGACCCGATATTTTAATAATTACCAGGTTCACCGTCATCCATTGGTCCATGATTATCTGAAAGTTCTTTACAAAGATCATACATGGTCTTAAAAGCTTCAACCCCTGCATTTGCGTCACTATTTTTAACAGCGTGAGAAAATTGCAAAAAAGCATCTTCCTTGGCTGCTAAAATAGCATCCTCTTCGCTTCCAGCGTCATCTTGTTGCGGTTTACCAATAATAATCTGAAGCATTTTTTTCTTATCTTGCCCCATCATCATGATTATTACTCCTTAGATTACGCTTGAGTTTTTAAATGCAAAGTGCCCTTTTAGACTCGTACCGTTGGTGGGATCAGTTGCCGTATTGGCCGTTTTGCAAGTTAGCGAAAGAGTTTTCGTTGAGGTGTTAAAATCAGTCGTCACCTGGAACGTCAAATCCTGAGAAGCACCGATCTGAAAAACGCTGTAATCCGCCAAATACTGATACCCATCCACGAAAACAATGTCATACACACCCGCTCCAGTTCTCGTAATGGATGTTATGCCGACACTTTGAGAGACGTTTATTGTCGGAGCGCCGGAAGCACCAATTGCTACCGTGAAAGGAATTTCAACAATTTGCCGTTGTCTAGACTTAATTGACTTTACGTCTGTATTCGCCATTTTTGTTTTCCTCCAAAGGAAAAAGGGGGAGTGGTTCCTCCCCCTTAGATTTAACTACCTTAGATAACACCCACGCCGTTCCAACCTGGAGCATTCGAACGCAACTGAGCATAATAGCCTGCGCGCATTTCAACGGAATCCGAAGCACCGTTTCGGAGCCACAGATTGTTGTCCCATTTCAAAACGCGAGGGCATTTGCCTAGACTCTCTAAAGCCCACGTATCCAGTTGGAGTTGATACATTAAGTTAGGCTGGCAGTTCTGATCCGGCAAAACGTTAATATCGCTATTCGGACCATTAACCACGATGCCTTTAAACCCAATGTATTCTGACGCTCTAACATCGACATATTGCACTTTTGAACCGAGCGCCTTTTCAAGTGAGCCGTACTTGGCAAAGTTCATAAAGCAATAATTAGGCGCGCCACCTTCACGGCCAATTGCCATAGCGAGGTCAATCAACTGTTCTTCGATTGGCAAGTTGGTAAATGTTGCAGCGTTTCTACGCACACCTGACAAGCGCACAATGTCTGCCGTTCGATCCACACCGAAGAAAGCCGTTGCACTCGGAGCCGTTTGCGGAATCCACGCAGCAAGTCCCCTAATTTTCAGAGTCGGATCGCCCTGAACATATAGGAAATCGTTCGCTGCCATGGCTGCAATACCAGTCGTCCAGTTGGCTGCCGCAGTTAAGGTTCCGGCATCTCGGTCGATACCAGTAATAGTTACGCTGCCAGAGCGAATGGAAGTACCGTCAGAAGACGCCGAAACGACAATAACCTGTCCGACTTCAAAGTTTGTTACTTCATCGATATTGACGAGGGTAATCGTTGGCGTACCTTGTCCGGATAAGTTCTGACCTCTTGCGCCTGAACCAGTTCTATAAAGATCAATCGCCAAAGAACGCGACAACGACATCAAGATGCCATCCATTTCAGTGGTTGCTACCGAAAGGAAAGCGCCTTTGTCGTTTGACGAGGCTTCCATCGTCTCGCCATCGACATCACCCAAAGAGTAGTCTTTATTACGGGTGATATTGAATTTGATACCGCGAGTTGAACCTTTATTCGCTTGTGCCGTCGCAAACGTTGCAGATCGGCCTTGCGGATTCGCATAGATTACTGGAATGGGCTTCAAATCACCGTAGAAATTTTCATTCTTAGGAACCAAAGCCGCAAAAGGATTACGTTTGTAAACAAGATTCTCAATGACTTGATCGGAATAAAGCTCCTTCATATCAAAGTCATACGTGGTTAAATCTGCTGGCATGTGTAAATCTCCTCAAAAAGGTTTAATAAGCGTTTCGACTACGCCGCCTTTGAGAGAAGATTTAAGAAGTCCCCAGCTCGCCTGGCGGCGATTACTGTTGACCGTATTTGCGCGCTACGAGTGCCCTTATCTGTTCCTCCCGCGTGAGAAGCCTACCCTTCTCTGCCATTGGAGCGGACCCGTGTTGGCTATTGGTCAACGTATGTGGGGGCTCATCATTTGCTTTGGAGCCCTGCGAAGACTCTGGGAGAGGAGATTTCTGAGGTTGTGTTTCACGTGAAACATTCTCGGAAAGCTCAAGACCCATGCGCACTTCAGGAATTGCTAATGCGCGCTTATATTCGCTGCGATAGTGGGCTTCCACCATGTCCGCAGCATCCTTTTCGCTGAGGAGTTTGCCATATTGTTTCTTATATTCATCCATTGTGTCAAGCAATACTTGCGCAGCGCTATGATGATGCGAAAGAGGATAGGTCACCTTGTTCTGTGTCAAAAAGTTTCCAAGATAGCCAACATATTGAGCAACAATCTCTCTTTGTTCTCTTTCCGTTCGTTCTCGCTCCTTACTTTCAATCTTTGACTCCAGGTCTTCGATCCTTTTTGCCATGCGTTCAACCATTGCATCGGCATGCGGCTTTGATTCTCCCTTTGAGAGTCGATCAAGCATTCTCTCTGAGGTTTCAGAAAAGCCGCCCTTAACCCCCAAAAGCCGTAGCGCCTCGTCCGGGTCTGTGTTAATCAGGTCCCTGGCACGTAAAATAGGATCAAATGAGGATTTTTCTTGTTTCCACTTCTGATAATCTGCCTGATCCTTCTGATATTCGCGCATCTCTGCGAGGCTTTTTTGGACCTCCCTCTCTTTCCGCATCAAAGTGGCCCAGGACTTGGCCAGGTTCTTATCCTCGGGATTAGGCGTTTCTTCGCTTGGTTTCTTTTCTCTATTTTGCTCGCTTGGCGCGTCTTTCTTGTCTGCCTGATTGGCCTCTTTTTGAGCGGTATCGGCTGGGCTCTTATCGCCTGTATCCTTATCGGTCTTTTGATCGTTCGATAATGCGGCTACCGGAGGCGTTCCATTCCCGCTTTGTACTGGAGCAGATTGGCCATTTGAACCCTCTACTGGAACCGCAGGAGTTGCAGTTGGCGGCGTCATCACTCTTACAACCCGGCGCGTGGCAATCGTTTTTGAAGGGGGAATAAATTCTTTAAGCGGAGCCGCTTCTTGATCCTTACTCAAAAACTGTACTTGAGGGTCCATATTATTTCATCCTTTCACTGAATTGTTGGCGGCGTTGACATTGGCGGTCCATTTAATCCAGAAGCCGCCGCTGCCTGAGCAATTGCGGCTTCTGGTGACAAGCCAGCACTCGGTGCTTTTAATTCCGGTGGAAATGGAGCAATAGCGAGGCTGGCTTGCTGTGAATATTGAATCATTTTCTGAGCCGTTGCGATCCATTGCTGAATCATGGCTTTCCTCGCGGCCGGCGCGCCTTCAATCTTTGAACGCAGATAGGCCGAGGTCATCATGGAAATGCCAAGTTGCAAGTTCTGTAAAGGTTCCGGGGAGATATATTTTCCATCATAAAGGATCGTTTTAATTGTTTTCTGGATATCATCGATCGCCGCATTTTCCATGTTGTAATAACTCTTCAAATCTGGAGAATCGAAAAGCTTCAATGCAAAGGTGCGATCAATGTAACCCATTTCAACCATTTCATCGATGGCAGCGCGCTTACCTTCCGGTGTCGTCGGTAGAATTGAAGTTGGGAACAATTTCATCACACATTGATCGGCAATCAAATTAACGTCTTTCCATTCTATTGTTTCGCAGCTTGTTCCGTCTTCGGTCATGACTGAAAATCCGTCTTCATCTTTTTCTTTATTTTCTTCGTCGATCTCTTTGGCCAAATCAATAACCTGACGGGCACAGTCCAAAGCCATTTCCTCTAATCTCTGCCCTTCGATCAAGAAACGAGCCGTGCCAATATCGTTATATTCACGCAAAGAAGGCTTAGAGTCTAAGCCTGCCGGTTTCTTAGATTGCGCCGTCAACTGAGATACGCCAATAATTTCGTATGCTCTTTGATAGAGCCAATCCAATTGTCGGAACAACTCGGGTGAAACAGATGATATGGCCTCATATCTCGGCGGCACTCCAGTATATTTAATCACGGACCCTATTTCATTATTCAATTGCGCTTGAACCACTTTCGAATTCATCTCAACAAAGATCTTTGGGATGCTTCCTAAGTGCATGGCGATCTGGATCGTGCGAAGGATTTTGTTAATTTCCGTTTGAATGCCCCACAATTGTTCAGCAATCCCCTGGGCCCAGAATCCTAAAAGCCTTGGCTTCCATTTATAGAAAAGGAACGGGAAATATTGCTTGTCATACTTCTTTGGATCATCAAAAAGTGTCCCACTTGAAATAGAGATCACATGCCGTCCGTCCTTCGCATCCTCACCGGAAGGTAAATGCCAGGATTCTGCGACCTTAATCATGTTATAACTTTGCTGATATGGATTTGATATAAGTTGATTATCTTCTTCGGTTGCTGATTGAGCGCTTTTAATCTTTTCGGCTGCCTTTTTGTCTTTCTTAAATAGATCAAGTAAGACTTCCCTCGGGCAATATTTCACCTGATGAAGCTGTCTCGGGTAACCGTAAATCGCCTCTGCCTCGTCAATCTTAATTTCATTAGATACAACACGCTCCATTTTGATTCGGCCATTGTGTTTGTATACCTTGATAACACCCGTCCCCCATACAGTGGAATCTCTAACGGCTTCCTTTTGACGTTCATAATATTTGGTTTCATAGAAAATCCCCTGCACAAACTTATCAAGACGTTCGGCTATTTGTTGCTTTTCGAAATTACCGCCATCAACCAAAAAAGTAGGCTTAGGCTTGTTGGACGCAATTGTTGATGTCATCGTATCGCAAATGCTTTGAATCACGTTTAGGGTGACGCGGTGGTCAGGGCCCGCGTTCACCCGATTATATGACTTATTGGTCATCCCGATTAACTGGGCATTCCCATAAAGGCGATAATTCATGAGATTCATTGAGCGCTGGCGAACTTGGATTTCGTCCAAATAATCAATCACGGTAAAGATTTCCCGATATGCTTCCTCGGCCGGTAGTTTCCACCATAAGGCGCGAGAGGCATCTTTTTTCTGACCGTATCTAAAATCAGTTGGCATTTAACTTCTCCTAGTTTCCCGGAACAGCGGACCATTCAAGGTCTCGTCTCTCATCCGGTGTTAAACCGAATTCGTCTACTTCGGTATCTTTTGGTTCTTTAAAATGATCTTCAATTGATTTAGTCACTTCGTCGGTCAGGTAAGCAGATTGCGTGAATTCGAACTCTACATCTTGGATCTTACATTTCAAAATCCTATGCTTTTTGCAAAAGGTAATGATTTCTTTAATTTTTTCAATTGAAAGAGATTTATACTTTGACTTCTCGTTCCCACCATTCTTTGAATTCTCCACCTTTTATATCCTCCTCTTCTTTTTTCCAGTATTCTTCCATGCCTTCTGCTGAAAGTGGATCTATTGCTTTTTGTTCTTCTGAAAACTTGTGCGTATAATGGCGCGCTTCTCGCCACGCATAAAGTCCAGCGTCACTTATATGATTCTCAAATTGCTCATCCTCAATCGGTGGATCGTGCTCCAAGTCCCATTGAAGGATAGACCATTCGTCAAGAATCTTTGATCCGGGTTTTACTTTAATAAAGCCGCGGCGCAAATCGTCATTCATTAACGTAATAAAAGCACGCTTTTCTGTCTTTTCAGCCGCCTTTAGAGTTATGCCGTAACGAAACCGGATCTCTTCTACTACTTTCTTTCCAAGTCCGCCGGTATCGGCAACCCGCTCAACGAAACTAAACTTCTTTTCAAGTGCTTTGATCAATTCCGCTAGCGCAGTAATTGTAAGTTTCGGCGCCTTAAAATCGTATACGAGATAAATGAGTGGATGTGACGGAGAATATGCCCAAACGGCGAGCGCATCAGCGTCGTCCCAGCCGAGGTCAACGCCGAGGATATATAACCAATCGACACCATCAGGCAGAACATCGTAATAATTCCTAGAAGGATCAAAATCGTACACACGGCTATGAAGATCCTCAACCCAGCGGCCGAAATATTCTCTTTGAATGCTCGCATTTTCAATGGACACCCCTCGTCTTTTGCACTCTTCTAAAATAATCTGTTTAACCGACTTACCTGCCATCTTAGAAATGTGCGGATTATCGTGAAGAGTCCAAGAGAAATTCTTGTACTCTTTGAATCCAGTTTGCTGATGACACGCCCGGAAAAAAACACCTGAGCGCGCAGCATTTGGGGTTCCCATAATGGTTAGCGTACCATTCCAGTCAACCAACCGCGGGCTTAGTACCTCATTAACGAATGGCTCAAGATACTCTGGGAATGCCTGGCCCTCATCTATGTAGACTTTATGCCAAGGAATGCCGCGATATTTTTCTATAATACTTTCATTGTCGGCACCGTCCACATAGATGGTTGAAAGACTGGGGAGCGTCATTGTGAGTTCGGTCTCATTAGCATTCGCAGAAAATATGAAATCTCGATTAAGTGATTTAAAATACTTCCATATGATTCTTTTCGCATTTAAACGAGTCTTTGTGACATAAAGATAATTCCTCGATTCAAACTTAATGGCCGTATCTAACAAATCAACGGCACACCCGACTGTTTTCCCGGAGCGTGACGAAGTACACACGGTTTTTCGTGTGGCTGGATCAAGAATCATCTCAGATTGCTTGTCGAAGCAGTACCGAACAATATCAAGAAGCGGCTTTTTTCTGTCTCTCTTCTTTAGCAAGCTGAGGAGCCTTTTCGCTTCCTCGTCCGTCGTTACTGACGGCAGCGATTCGAACAATTGCGACATCACCAACATCCTGATTTTCTGGGACAAGAAATGGAACATTAGAGATCGGTATATGAGTCAAACGATTCAACATATGATCATAAACATTAAAACAATCTTGCGGTCTTTCATCGTTCCCGAACTCTCTCCAAATCGTGAAAAGTCGCCTTCCTCTGTCATAACTTTGAAAGATGAAGGTATTATTGCGTGCGCTTCCGGCTACAACTGCCTGATAGACTCTTAACTGATCGTAAAAAATCTTGGTGCTCATTTAGGTTTTCCTTTTCTTATAGCCTTTTCTTGCCCAATTGCCCGCCCCCGCGGCGCGCGCTGTTGAATAGGCAATCGCTACGGCTTGAGAAGGGTCTTTCCCGGAAGCGATCTCTCTTTTCACATTTTCTTTAAACGCGTTCTTACTTTTACTTTTTTTAAGCGGCATGCCTCTCTACCTCCAAATTGAATAGGGATTGTAATCGGAGCGATACTTCCTTGAGAAATAATGCCCGAAGCGGTTCTTGTAGGTGTGTTCTTTGCGCATTTCGCTTGGCATAATATCGATTAAGCGCGTCGCAATGCCTCCGTATCGGTACGGACCTTTCACATAAAGAAAGTGAAATTGAATAATGTCTCTCGGCGCGTCTGTCTTAAAGACCATATAGCCAAGAATTTGATCAAAATCATCTGGATTGACCGCGACCATCAACTGAGAAGATTTTAGGATTTTTGTAATGAGATCTCGCTGGCCGGCCTTGTAGAGTTCGTGCGGAATGCCCTGCTCTTTGGCAAACCGATCAACGAAGGCCACATGCTGCATCCATGAAGAAAAAACGAAGTTAAGATCATCTTCATGACCCGATCTAAAGGCGCATGGTATTTCTACCTTAGGCTGCGACTTGTGAAGGCTCTCCGCTGTTATCGCACTCGTCAACAATAACGCTATCTTTTGGTGTTGATTCTGGCTCTGATGTTTCGACTTGCTTCTCTTGATTGGCCATTAGCTCTTTGGCCAACATTTCATTTGCGGCCTTACTTTGTGAATCCAAGACTTTTATCAATTCTGCACCCTTATCGAGATTCTCAATCTCTTTTTCAAAGCGTGCAACGAGATCAGAATAGAGTTTGTGACGCATATGGGCATCGCCCAACTGACGGCATAATTCGGAATAAATTCCATTGCAGAGATTGCGCGCTTTATTCATTGGTCTTTCCTTTCAGTGAACTAGGGCACCGGGCTTAGTGAGTAAAAACGGATTTTTAAACTCTTCAACGAAAGAGATGGCTCTAACATGATCATGAATGTAAATCTCTAAAACCATATCCGAAACTGATTTGTCAGCCTTACGATAGAAATCTTGCCCATCTTTTCTTACTTGTGATTCATGAACGATCCCTAGTTCTTCCATGCGTCTATAAAACTGAGAGAGTCTTTTTTGGGATTGCAACTCTTTGGCTCTTACTTTCGATAAAAGGACTTGGAATGGTTGCCCGGATTCCTTTCTAATCTGCCTAGATTCTTCTGAGGGAGTCTTGAGGATGTAATCCTTATTCCCCATTTTCATCCTCTGGCTTAGATTTCAAACGTTCGAGACATTTTTCTGCGAGCGCTACGGCTTGTTCATTGGTTAATTTCGTCACGTCTTCGGTTCCAAAATTATCCTTCAAGTAGGAAATACCGATTTCTTGGCGATCCTTCCAGTTGTCCTTACATTTCAAGTAAAATTGCGTCATTTGCCAACATTTACCAGACCTTGCCATAGTTAACGCGGCGTGTCTTACCGATTGCCTGGCTTCTACTTTACCCTGCTTAAATGCCGCAGAAAATTCAGGTTTCTCCTTAAATCTTCGGCTAATTGCATCAGGTGAAATTCCCATAAGTTGGCTCATTTCATTCATGCTGCAACCTACCGAAGAAAGGACTTTTATCTGCGGAACGGTGAAGTCAACAATTTGCTTATCAAACCTGACTTTCCTGGGCTTTGGCATCTGGTACCTTTACTTCATTGTTTTCGGTATTCTCGCTCTTTTCTTCACTTTTTTCCACTGGAAACTTCTTGTGGTAGAATTCAAGTACTTGTCTAATGGCTGGACGCCATTCTTTACGGCTGCCGTACTCTGCTAATAGACAGACGAAAATGCCGGCTTCTATTTTGTCGAGGCTTCTGAAGTCCCCGGAGTGCACGAAGCGTGAAAATGCCTTATCCTTGGCCTTTGATTTGTCGATTAATATTCTCCAGCGAATCATTTAAAAAATGTCCAGTCTTTATAGGTTAAAAACGTTTTCTTATCTCCTTTCCTGACTAGGCATTCGTTACGGTGTTCAACCGTTGGCAGGCTCACATGGATGCAAAGCGGGTATTTATCTTGTGGATCAAATTCCAAGATCAATTGGCCAAATAAGCCTCGTAATTGTTTTTCAATAAAATCAAAGGCTACCATTAAAAGTCTTCCATTTTCTACTGCGCTATCGACTGAAAAGACAAAATCAACGGCACCGGTATATAGGCCATAAAGGTGTTCACTTGTTTTAACCCCGCCGGCTGCGGTATTTAATGCTTCATCGCGTTTGCCATTCGTTATCTTCATGGCGCATTCCATATAATTGCGAACGGGTTGCAAGATTAAGAGCGAAAGAAGGTAGAACTTATACTCGTCTAATGGAGTTATTCGAATGCGGGCGGCCAATTCCGGATGATTATCGGAATGCACAAATTCTTTTTGGTCAAAGTTCTTGGTCAGGTTTCCCATCGAATTGACAAATAGTTTCACATTCTTACAGTCAAGGCAAGGCCTATTTCTTTATTGTCTTGACTTATGGATTTCTGAGGCGTAGTTTTTCTTGAAAAGGAGGATTTTTATGCAAACGATGAAAGACTTAATTGAGGAGTATTTGAAGGATTTAGACTCTGCGATCGATGCTCTTCGTGAAGAAGGAGAGCCGTTAGATCCAGAGGAATTGGCTTTTGTGAAAGAACAACAAGAGAACTTGAATAATCTCAAGAGTGCAATCAATCGATTCCCGCATTTCAATACGGTTCAATAAGGAGAGTAGAAAATGGCCTATGAACGCAGTTGGTACGATGATTTACCGGATAAGGACGAAGGTGAGAGGACGATATTTTGGTGTGAAGACTGTGGTGGGTGCTTTAATTTTGAAGAGCGCGAGATTGTAAAGAAGGCCTGGTTGTGTCCAGAATGTAAGGAGAAAAGAGATGACCCTAAAGGATCTCCGTAGGGTTTTAGAGTGTTATCCGGAATGGAATGATTTGGACGTTGTGATTGTCATACCTCTGGGCCCCAATTCTTTTATCGTCCGTTCTATTCCTGATGATGGCATTGGCGTTATTCCCAAGGAAGTGACGCCGATAGGTCAAAATGTAGTTGGCATCTCTTTTTGCCCGTTCGATACTTCAATGTCCAAGATCCCGGAAGAGGCAAAAAACTAATACCAAGAACCTTTGCTACGCTTCGCTCTGCGCCCCTTTTAATTGGGGACGCTACGCTACGCAAAGGAAGACGGGAAAGGGGAATGGTTTGAAGCGTAGTAAGCCATTGGACTTTTGCCCACAAGTTATCCACACTTTGAATCATTAAGGTTTTTGGCCTTAGTAATCCGCTGCTACGTAAAAAGTGGTCTTCTGTCTTGGTCGTTCGTTCCCGTCTCATTCTCCGAACCGGGGAAGACTCCTGATCCCTGCGTATTCGCCTTCCCCTGAGTGTGCAGGGTACGCGGCTTTTCTTGGTATTCCGCAGTGGGGCCGCCATGGCACGTACTTGCATCTATCGGTGGGCGGCGCGTGGAGGATTGAGGGGGACGACGTTTTACTTCAGCAAGCCACCTTCTGGCGGCTTTCATTCTTGGCGTTTGATACCATTCCTTGGCTCTGTGGCGATTGTACCAGGCTTCCAAGTTTTCGGCATGGAGGCTCCGTTCGAGAGCCTTTTTCACACGGAATTTCTTAAACCTATCTTTTGACATTAAAACCCCTCATCTCTTTTTAAAGGCCCCGAGTCAAGAAAAAAAGAAATATTTAATTTTTAGCTTGAATTATTGTTTCAAGGCATATAATTCAATTGTCTAACCAGTTGGAGAAATCGTGTGAGAAAAAAAACGCTGTTAAAGACATTAGGTAAAAACCTGCGCTTCTGGCGCATCTGTAGGGGCTTCTCGCAAGAAGAGATTGAAACCCATACGGGCATCATGCAAGAAACTCTTTCCCAGATCGAGACCGGGACAACATCCAAAAGAGGACCTTTTTGGTTAACGATCTATGAATTAGCAGATTTTCTACAGGTAAAAATGGATCACTTATTGAAAGGAAAAAGGCCATCATGACAACTCTAGCACTGGTACGAATTGATTTGAGCGTTCCCGATGTTCAGAAGGCGGCTAAGAATATTATCGCGAAGGAAGCGCCGGAGGCGGAATATGCCGTCTTCCTACATATCGCCATGGGAGCGAGGCTAAATCCGTTTAATGGTGAGATTTATCTCATTAAAACCAGTAACGGATATAAGCCCTATATCAGTTTAAAGGGCATGCTTCAGATAGCCGAGAGAGATTACAAGGGCATTTATCAGGGTTTCTCGCCCTTTAAGAAACTCTATCAGGATCAAGATGGGGCCTTTAATACGGAGCGGCGCGGCAAACTCTTTTCTGTGACCGCGGCCGTTTATCGAAAAGACCGCAAGTTCCCAATCGAATATGAAGCCCTATTTTCCAGCTATTACAAACCCAGTTCGTCCCACCATGTAACCTATCCCGAGTTGGCATTATCGGAGAAGGCTTTGCGGCAGGCTTTAATATTTTCCTTCCCGGTTCCAGAACTTGGCTCTAGCCCAGATGAAACAACTGAAGCGCCAATTGAACTCGATGATTCACAAGATGTTAATGAAGAGACTCTCCCAATCTATAAAGAACCTCTCCCCTTGCCAGAAGTTAAGGATGAGATCTTAGAGAAAGTAATTGAAGAACCTAAGGAGCGGCCTAGTCCTGCACCATCCCAAATAGCCGCCATGCTATTCACAGAAGCTATGCCGCTCCGGGTTGAGTTCCAGCGCCTTCTAAATGAGATCCACAGATTTCATAAACCAGAAACCAGTCTGGACGTATTGGCCTCAAAGGCCATGAAGGAAAGTACGGAGTTTCACCATATTGCTGGAATGACGGACGTTTCGAAATTAAAGAGTGCCGTAGCTTATTGCCAAGAGTTTTTATCTAAATCGACCGCCAAGAAAGTAAAATCAGCCTAAGGGAGGATAGACCGATGCCTTCACCTTTACTACACGTTCAAAAAGGGGACGATCTACTGGCAGTACAAGAGATCTGCCAGAAATTGCAGGAAGCCTCTATAGAGCGGTTACGCTCTAAGATTAGAATTTATCCCTGCCATACCAACCGTTCCTCAACCATAGGCCATCCTTGCGAAGCCTACGGATTTTATCACCGCACCGCCTGGCAAAAAAGAGAGTTACATGACTGGCGGCTACAAGCCATCTTTGACGAGGGCTCCTTACACGAGCCGGCAATACTTAAGGAAGTACTTGAAGATTGCAATCGATACGGCTGGTCTCTCGTAGGGCAACAGCAAGACTTTCACGATAAGAACCTTCAAATAACGGGCCATGTCGATGCCTTGATTTTAATTCCTGGGATCTCGGATATCGGGAAAGTTTACCCGTTAGAAGTGAAAACCATGTCCCCCCATATCTGGGACACAATTACTTCGGATCTTGATTTCAAGGAAAACCGCCGCCCGTATCTTCAAGCCTATTACGGTCAGATTCAAAGCTATCTTTATTTGGCTTCGTCCCCGGCTGGTCTTTGGTGCTTAAAAAATAAGGTTACGGGTCTCCGTAAATATATTCCCACGGTCTTGGATTATGATTTTTGTGATTCGATGATTAAACGAGTCGAACGGATTAACGCCGCGGTGGCGAGCGATTCAGTTCCGTCAAAAATCATGAACGATCAATACTGTGACGATTGCACCTTTCGGAAAATATGCCTGGGCGAAGAAAAAAGGGATCTTCCGAAAGTCAATAATGAGCGGTTGTTAGATGCGATCCTAGCCAAGGAGGAATTTAAAATATCCCATGATCGATATGAAAAAGCTTGCGACGTTATTAAGGAAGAGGCCGCCCGCTCTGGTTCTAATGAATTCATTTGCGGGCAGTTTAAGGTTTCCCGAAAACTCCAGCCCGAAAAACATATGAGTTTTATCAGAAAATCCTACTACGTAACATCCGTAAGACTTTTGGAAAAATAAAGGGGAAAACTATGGACGGAACAGCAATGGAGAAAAACCTGAACAATTTTCGTGAATTGCTATTGGAAACAAGGGCGCACACCAACTTGCAAATAAACCGATTGTGTGAACACATTATTCATCTCTTTGGCGCATGGCCTTAAGATCCAAAAAAAGTTGAAGAAGATCCACCACCAAATTGCTTATATGATTTGTATTTGTTTAGAGGCAACAAGATCGAGGATGGAGATTATATTTTAACCGACGAATGCGGCAATCAATTTTATTGTAGTGCGGATATATTCGCCGCAACCTACGAGCCGGTGGAGAACGAAAAGTGATCTATTGGTTATTGATTTTAACACTAATGATTTTGATCAATTTATTGGTAACCGTATTTTTATTTTGTGAAGTTGGTAATCTTTATAAATTATTTAAGCACATGAATGAAAAGTCTACTAAACTTACAAAAACACGAAAGAGAAATAGGAACAAAGAGTTTATCCCTATGGAAATTTTAGAATGGAACCGCCTGCAAAAATAATTAAGATTAAATTTGAGGAATGGGAAATGAGAAGAAAACTTAAAAAAGAATGCTCACATGATAAATTATTCACCCCTGTAAATTTAGTTTCATACCCTACTAAATTTCAGTGGATTTGCAGGAAATGTAAAAAAGAAGGGAATGCTATAGGTATTGTAATTGATGAATGTTATTATAAAAAAATTAAAGAGTTATTTAAAAATGAGCCGGTTGAGGATTGGGAATGAAAACTTGGAACACGTTTGATAAGTCAGAATGGGAACGCGGGCCTTGGGACAATGAGCCGGACAAAGCCTATTGGGTCGATCCTGAAACGGATTTTGATTGCTTAATCGTCAGAAATAAATCGGGTGGAAATTTATGCGGATACGTTGGTGTACCAGAAGGGCATGAATTATATGAGCAAGACTACTCTAAAAACTATCATCTTGAATGTCATGGAGGGCTTACCTTCTCCGGTCATTGCGTTGAAACTAATGATGAATCGAGATATATTTGTCACCCGAAAATCTCAGGCCGTCCAGAGAAAGTTTGGTGGCTCGGCTTCGACTGTGCTCACTCAAAAGATATTTCTCCTGGAAGAGACGCCCAATATAAGAAAAATGGATTCGGATCTACGAATGACTGGGACGCATGTTATTGTCATTTCAACTACGTCAAAAGAGAGGTCGAGGAATTGGATCGTCAGATAAAGTTTGGAGTTAAAGAAGAGGCATAGAAAATGCCCTCCCTAGAACGCTCCATAAACAGTAAGCGCGGCCAGGCATTCTTGCGGGAGTTGATACTGGCGTTGAATGCTTTGCCGGAGAAGATTTTAATATATGGTGATTTCGAAAACTCTGACGGATATTGCGTTATGGGGGCTTGTTTAAAATATAGGAATTTAAATGTTCGCGAAATTGATGACTCTAATGAGGGACTTGGATCTATTTTTAACATACATACAGAATTTATTGAGAAGGTTATTGATGTCAACGATTCGCCAAGAATCATTGAAACGCAAACAAAACGCTGGCATCGAGTACGGGATTGGGCGGTAAGTAACTTGAAAACAAAGGAGAAAATATGAACATCGACGATTTAACAGTGAGAGAGATTAAGCACATTCAATCTATGTGCCGTCCAACAACGGACAATCACCCGTATGAAATAGGTAAAAACTATTTCATAAGAACCGTCACCCACCACTTTACGGGTAAACTGGTTAAGGTGACTTCAAAGGAATTGGTACTTGAAGACGCTGCTTGGATAGCGGATGACGGACGATTTCACGAAGCCATTCGCGACGGAAAATTAAACGAAGTAGAGCCGTTTCCAGATGGCCAAGTAATTATTGGTCGCGGCTCCTTGATTGACGCTGTAATTTGGAAACATACCATTCCTCGGAGTGTTAAATAATGAACCATGCGGTTTTATTTGGGAGTTGGGCGCGCTCGAGGTCGTGGTCGCGCTCGGGGTCGTGGTCGCGCTCGGGGACGTGGAGGCGCTCGGGGTCGTAGTGGCGCT